TACCGCTAAGCCCTATTATGGTTTAACTATTAATCGTTGCTGGTATGATACAGACACAGGATCAGGATCAGTAGAATTGTATTGGAGAGCAAACAATAGCCCTCAAGCAGAATCAGATTCTGGTGTACCGATTTTGTTCATGCAAGGTAATGGAGAGTATGATGGTGCAGGGAACTGGATTACTATTAGAAATCCTAGTGTAAATGCCAACACAAACGGTGATATCAGTATTCACACCCGTGGGCAAGTCGCAAATGCAAGTTATACAATCATTCTAGAACTGCGTAAAGATAATGCATATTATCAGCGTGGTCAGTTTAATGATCCTGCTGCATTTAACTACCCACCATATAGCATCACTCCATAATAGGAAAGAAATATGAAACTTATCAAAGAAGTTTTTGAAACTGTTGAATATCTCACAGAAGAAGCAGACGGACAAAAACAATTATACATTCAAGGGCCATTTCTTGTCTCAGAAAAGAAAAACAAAAATGGTCGCCTGTATGAATTCAATACGATGAAAAAAGAAGTTCATCGTTATACAGAAGATTATATCAATAAAAATCGTGCTTATGGAGAACTGGGACATCCAGATTCTCCCACAATCAACTTAGACCGTGTTGCTATTCTTATCAAAGGATTGCATGAAGATGGTACTCAGTGGATTGGTAAAGCAAAAGTGTTGGACACACCAATGGGTAACATTGCTAGAAAACTTATTGAAGGTGGAGGATGTGTAGGTGTTTCCTCTAGAGGTATGGGTTCTCTAAAAAATGTAAACGGTGTTAATGTGGTTCAACCAGACTTTTATCTTGCCACAGCGGCTGATATTGTAGCAGATCCTTCCGCACCTGGAGCTTTTGTTCAAGGTATTATGGAAGGCAAGGAATGGATGTTAGTAGAGGGCGTATGGACAGAGGTAGATCAAACTCATGCTATTCAGCAAATCAAACAAGCGAGTAGAAAAGAGATTGAACAAGTAAGTCTACGCATATTTGAAAACTTCATAAAAAAACTTTAATTATAAATATCCAATATAGAAAAACAAGGAGATTTCTAAAATGCCTAAATTTAATCTTTCTGAAGCCGCTAAGGAAATTTTAGACGCATCTATTGCATCTAAAAGAGGTGGTCAAGATCAACCTTCAAAGCTACCATCAAGCATTGCTTATGGTACACAAGATGTAGGTTCAATCGGTGACGATCCAGAAAAAACAGATGAGACACTACCTGATTATACAAAAGGAGTTCCTACAGCAACTCCTCCAGGTGCAACTCCTCCTGTTGGTTCAGAGCCTATGAAGAAGTTATCAGGTCAACCACAAGAAACAATGGGTCGTGGTGATCTAAGAACAATTCAGCAATCAGATGCTACAGACATGGCTAACATCCGTGATCGTATCGCTGGTAAATTGGCACCACAAACAATGTCAATGAATCCAGGTGCTACATTCCAATCATATCACGAAAGCATTGATATGACTGATGATGTTGCTGCTCTGCTAGAAGGTGAGAACCTATCTGAAGAATTCAGAAACAAAGCAACAACTATTTTTGAAGCTGCTGTTCTATCAAGAGTAGAAACTATTGTTGAAGCAATGGAAACTAATCTGACAGAAGAATTCCAAGTTGCTGTTGAGCAAATCAAGGAAGACTTAGCAGAAAAGCTAGATGAATATCTAAACTATATGGTTGAAGAATGGATGCAACAAAATGAACTCGCAATTGAAAGAGGCCTACGTGCCGAAATCGTTGAAGAATTCATGGGCAAACTACGCAATCTATTCGTAGAATCATACATTGATATTCCAGAAGAAAAAGTTGATGCAGTAGAAGAACTAGTTGGTCGTGTTGAAGAACTGGAAGACTCTCTAAACGAAGAAATTCAAAAGAATGTTGAGTTCAAAAAAGCGATTAACGAACACAAAAAAATTGAGGCTATCCACGCAGCATGTGAAGGCCTTACTCAGACTCAAGTAGAAAAAGTCAAAGCACTTGCAGAAAGTCTTGAATTTACTACTGAAGAAGATTTTGGAGAAAAACTAGAGACAATCAAGGAATCATATTTTCCAAGTCAAGTTAAAGCTGCCGAATCGTCTGACCTGAACGAAGAAATTCAAATTGATGACGAAGATAAAAAAGGTAACAAATCTTCAGATCCAATGATGAATGCTTACGCTCAAGCTATCACTAAAACTTTGGCAAAATAAATAAAAAACCAATAACAAAAAGGAGACTTAGATGTATCTTTCCGAACAACTAAAACAAAAATGGGCTCCTGTTCTGGAACATCCAGAACTAGATGCAATTAAGGACCCATATAAGAAGGCTGTTACAGCCATGGTTCTTGAGAACCAACAACAAGCTATGCAACAAGACGCTGGTTTGTTAAACGAAGCAATTCCAGGTCCTACTAACGTTACAGGTGGTGTTCAGAACTTTGACCCAATCCTGATCTCTTTAGTTCGTCGTGCATTGCCTAACCTGATTGCATATGATGTTGCTGGCGTTCAGCCAATGACAGGTCCTACAGGACTGATCTTTGCAATGAGAGCAAGATATGCTAACCAAAATGGTTCAGAAGCTTTCTACAACGAAGCTAACACAATCTTCTCTGGTACTAGCTCACAAAACAACCCATACGGTTTTGCAGGTACTCCAGCAACTGACGTTGGCACTAACCCTGTTGCAAGTCTAGCAGCTAATGCTTACACAACTGGTATTGCACTGCCAACTGCTACTGCTGAATTCTTGGGTTCAGACAGTAATGCTGTATTCCAGCAAATGGCATTTAGCATTGAGAAAGTTTCCGTAACTGCTCAATCACGTGCCCTGAAAGCTGAATACTCACTAGAACTAGCACAAGACTTGAAAGCAATTCATGGTCTGGATGCTGAGACAGAACTAAGCAACATTCTGTCAACAGAAATTCTAGCTGAGATCAACCGTGAAGTTATTCGTACAATCTACACCACTGCTGTTGCTGGTGCTCAGTATGGTACAACAACTGCTGGTTACTTTGACTTAGACACAGACTCAAATGGCCGTTGGTCAGTTGAGCGTTTCAAAGGTCTAATTTTCCAAATTGAGCGTGATGCAAACGTTATTGCAAAGCAGACTCGTAGAGGAAAAGGTAACGTTCTGATCGTTTCTTCAGACGTTGCTTCAGCTATGGCTATGGCTGGTGTTCTACAATACACACCTGCTCTACAAGCTGATCTGCAAGTAGATGACACAGGCAATACCTTTGCTGGTATGCTACATGGACGTATCAAAGTGTACATCGATCCATACTTCGGTGGATACACAAGCAACCAAGAACTAGTAACAGTTGGATATAAGGGTTCTTCTCCTTATGACGCTGGTCTGTTCTACTGCCCATACGTTCCTCTACAAATGGTTCGTGCTGTTGACCAGTATACATTCCAACCAAAAATTGGATTCAAGACTCGTTACGGTATGGTAGCTAACCCATTTGCTGAAGGTATCGTAAAAGGCAATGGTAATCTAGATGCTCGTAGCAATGTATACTACAGAATCTTCGGTGTTAAGAATCTGATGTAATTGATGAAGTCACCATAGAGTGACGTTTAAGAGAGGCTCCCAAAAGGAGCCTCTTTTTTTATATAAATACTCCATAAGGAGATCACATGCCACAATTAGTACCTCAACCACAGAATACAAATTTCTTACAGTCTACAAAATTTGTATTGACTTTTCCTAGAATAAGCAATACACAATTTTTCTGTCAAGAAGTTAATTTGCCTGGCGTTTCTACATCAGAAATACCACAGACAACTCCATTTGTTGATCTATACAGACCTGGTGATAAACTAGTATATGAGCCATTGAATGTGACATTTATTGTCAATGAAGATATGTCCTCATGGTACAATTCACTGATATTTTTCCAACGTCATTATCTGCAATTCAATTTAACGCTACTGATACCGACACTCCAACTATTACTGCCACGGCGAACTTCAGATATTCTTGGTATGATATAAGTAAAGCTTGACAATAATTAATTGGTTATGATATAATCAAAGTTGGTTAACTTTTATAGTTTTTTTATTATGGAAAACTTAGAACAAGTATTGAAATATTGGGAAACTGATTCTGTAGTGGATGAAACAGAGCCATCTAGAGAGATCATTCGCATTCCAAATCTTCACAGCAAATATCTAAACATTATGACTAAGCATAGAATTGCTGTCAAGAAAGCTACATTTGATTACCACAGAATGAAGAAAGTCAAGTGGGAATACTACACAGGTAAGATGGATGAAGATGAACTAAAAGAATACGGTTGGGAACCGTTTCGGTTTACCTTGAAATCTGATGTGTCTACATACTTAGAGAGTGACGGTGATTTAATTAAACTTTTAGAGAAGAAGGTATATCATGAAGAAGTCGTTGAAGTCTGTACTGCTATTCTTAAAGAATTAGCAAACAGAACATGGCAGCTTCGTGAACACATGACACATGAGCGATTCATCCAAGGAGCAAGATAACTTAGTTATCACAAAAAAGAATGAAGTATATGCACACATAGAATGTGAAAAACATTTAGCTAAAGAGCTATCTGAATATTTCACATTCTTTGTACCTGGTTATCAATTCACGCCAGCATTCAGAAATAGAATCTGGGATGGTAAGATAAGATTATTTGATCAAAGAAATAATAATATCTATCTAGGTCTTTTACCATACATAGAACAATTCGCTAGTGAAAGACAATACGATATTGAGTATGGTGATCCAAGACCAGATTTAACAGACGATTTTTCAATATATCTTGCTAATAAATTTGTAGAAGAACTAAATCTACATTCTCAAAGAAAACAAATACAAGTTCGTGATTATCAGCTAGAAGCTTTTGTTCATGGTATGCGTCATAGGAGAGCATTATTATTGTCTCCTACAGCATCAGGCAAGTCCCTCATCATATATCTATTTGTACGTCAATTCCTTGAATACAAAGGCTACAAAGGGTTAATTATAGTCCCGACTACATCACTAGTAGAACAATTATATACTGATTTTGTAGACTATTCTACAGAAAATGCATTTGATGTAGAAGCTAACGTGCATAGAGTATATCAAGGTAAAGATAAAGTATCAGAGAAGAATCTGATTATTTCTACATGGCAATCTCTGTACAAATTACCTAAAGAGTATTTTGAACAGTTTGATTATATTATTGGTGATGAAGCTCATTTATTCAAAGCTCAGTCTTTGACTACCATAATGACTTCCTGCACTAATACAAAATACCGTATTGGTTTGACTGGTACATTAGATGGTACAAAGACACACAAACTAGTTTTAGAAGGTCTATTTGGGCCTGTAGAAAAAGTTACTACAACAAAGAAGCTAATTGAAAATGAACAATTAGCAGAATTCAATATCAAGTGTTTGATACTCAAGCATTCTGAAGAAACGGCAAAAGAATTAAAGAAAAAAGAATATAAAGACGAAATAGAATATTTAATTGGTTGTGAAGCTAGAAACAAATTCATTAAAAATCTAGCATTATCACTCGGTAATAATACATTAATCTTGTATCAATATGTTGACAAGCACGGCCAATTGTTATATGATTGGATTGCCAATGCCAAGAATATAGGCAATAGAAAAGTATTCTTTATTCACGGTGGCGTTGATGCAGAAGAACGAGAACAAGTTAGACGAATTATGGAGGAAGAAAAAGATGCAATTATTGTGGCTTCTTTTGGTACTTTTAGTACCGGTATTAATATACGCAATTTACATAACATTATCTTTGCGTCTCCCTCCAAATCTAGAATTAGAAATTTACAATCAATCGGCAGAGGACTTCGAAAAGGAGCAGGAAAAGAAAAAGCAGTCCTCTTTGATATTGCCGATGACCTTCGAGTCGGCAAACACATGAACTTTACTTTGAGGCATTTCGTGGAAAGAACAAAGATATATAATGATGAAGGATTCCCTTATAAACTCTATAAAATAGGACTCAAGAATGGAACAAATTAAAATAGTCCGTCTTAAAACTGGAGTTGATATTATAGGCACTATCATTGAGCAAAATTACTCAACGTACATTAAAGATGCTATGATCATAGAAATACACGATGATCTTCGTAATCAAAAACAAGTCTTAACCCTTGCTAATTGGGCTCCTTCTTCAATCATAAAAAACAATGAATGTGTTATTGGAGACAATGATATTTTAACCAAGTTTGATCCTACAGATACTTTTGTGGAACATTACATTGGTACTTTGAAAACTATCTCTGCTTTAGCTAAAGCTAAGAAAGACGCAGATGAACTTAATGATGATGAAATAACTAATTTGATTGAAGCAATGGAAGAGAAAGAATATCATACCTTACAGTAATTAATCCTTTTATTAGCATCATTCTGGACATACTCAGTATAACGGTGTGTCAAGACCTTGTCAACACTTTTTTATGGTAAACTTATGAGTAAACAGAAACACTACGTCAACAATGAGGATTTTCTCAAAGCACTTGTCCAGTACAAAAAAGACTGTAAACAAGCGATTAAACACAAAGAACCAAAACCAAAAGTACCTGAATATATTGGTGAATGCTTTATGAAGATTGCCGAAGGGTTATCTCATAAACCAAACTTTATCAACTATCCACATCGTGATGAGATGATTGGTGATGGTATAGAAAACTGTTTAATGTATTTTGAAAACTTTAATCCAGAAAAATCTAAAAATCCATTTGCTTACTTTACGCAGATAATTTATTTTGCTTTTCTTCGTCGTATCCAAAAAGAAAAGAAACAATTATACATCAAGTATAAAGCTACACAGCAAGTTGGTGTTTTGGATGAATATGAAATGTTAGAGTTTGAAGATGGAACTACCAAACAATTTGAACTCTACGATAATATTTCCGAATTCATTGAAAACTTTGAAGAAGGCAAGCGGAAGAAAAAAGAGGCAAACAAGCCTAAAGGTATTGAAAACTTTTTGGAATAGTGATATAATTAAAGTTGGATTATTATAGGACACAATAAATGTCAAAAGTGGCGATAATTACTGATCAGCATTTTGGTGCTAGAAATGACGCTCTTGTTTTTTTGGACTTCTATGAGAAGTTCTACAAAGAAACATTCTTTCCAACTTTAAGAAAAGAAGGTATACGGCAAGTATTGATTCTTGGTGATACTTTTGATAGAAGAAAGTATATAAACTTCTATAGTCTCAAAAGAGCCAAAGAGATGTTCTTTGATATTCTCCACGAAGAAGGTTTTGAAGTATACATGTTGGCAGGAAATCATGATACATACTTCAAGAATACAAATGAAGTAAACTCTGTAGATTTGTTATTGCAAGAATATGGTAATATTCATGTGATAGACTCACCAGAACACATATATGTTGGCTCTCATCTAATCTGTATGATACCATGGATATGTGTAGATAATTATGACGAATGTCTGAGTTTTATCAAAGAATCAACATCTGATATTTGTATGGGTCATTTTGAAATTGCAGGATTTTCAATGTACAAAGGAATGCCATCAGATGAAGGACTTGATAGGAATATTTTCAGAAAATTCGAATTTACTTTCAGTGGGCATTATCACCATAAATCTTCTGCTGATGGGATTTACTATCTTGGTAACCCGTATGAGCTTACCTGGCAAGACTACAACGATTCTCGTGGTTTTCACATTTTTGATCTTGATACTAGACAGCTTGATTTTGTTCAGAACCCTAACGTAATGTTTCATAAAGTTGTCTATGATGATAAGAATAAAGAGATTAAAGAATTATCTAATCATGATATGACACCATATACAAGTAAATATGTTAAGGTGGTTGTCTTGAATAAAACTAATCCATATTTGTTTGATGTGTTCATCAACAACTTATACCAATCAAATCCTGCCGATATTACCATCGTTGAAGATTTCACAGACTTGACAGAAGGCGTAAGTGATGATATAATTGACCAGGCAGAAGATACTCTTACCATTTTAAACAATTATGTGGATGCTATCCAAGAAGATAATCTGGACAACAATAAACTGAAATCTATTCTCAAAGAACTTTACCTAGAAGCTATAAACACAGAAAAAGTATGATTATATTTGAAAAGGTTAGATGGAAAAACTTTCTGTCTACTGGAAACTGGTTTACTGAAATTGACCTAAAAAGATCGCCAAACACACTTATTATAGGTTCAAATGGATCAGGAAAGTCAACCATTCTTGATGCATTGACTTTTGGTTTGTTTGGTAAACCTTTTCGTAAAATCAACAAACCTCAACTACCAAATTCTATCAATGAAAAAGAATGTGTGGTAGAAATAGAGTTTTCTGTAGGTAAAAAAGCATATAAGATTATTCGTGGTATCAAGCCTAATGTGTTTGAAATCTACATTGACGGTAAACTACTGAATCAGGATGCAGCAGCTAAAGACTATCAAGAAGTGTTAGAAAAGAACATTCTCAAATTAAACTTTAAGTCTTTCACACAGATTGTTATTCTCGGCTCTGCATCTTTTACTCCTTTCATGCAACTATCAGCAGCAGACCGTAGAGGTATTATTGAGGACTTACTTGACATTCAAATTTTTTCTTCTATGAACTCTTTGGTAAAAGAAAAGATGGGTGAGATCAAAGATAAAAGTGTTCAATTGAAATATGATTTGGATCTGACAGCAGAGAAAATAGAACTACAGAAACAAAACATTGAAGAACACAAGAAACACAATGATGCTGAGATCGAAAAGAAAAAACAAGAAATCATTGTAAGCGAAACACAAATAGGTCACTTACAGATTGATATTGAATTAATTCAGAAACACATCAATGTACTAAATTCAAAAATCCTAAATAAAGATGTAGTAGAGACAAAAAGAACTAAACTTTCAAATCTTGAAAATCAGTTATCAAATAATTTAAGAAAACTGGATAAAGAAGTTCAGTTCTACGAAGATAACCACGACTGTCCTACTTGCAAACAGACAATTACACAAGAATGGAAAGAAAAACAAATACTAGAAAAGCAGGTTAAAAAAGGAGATATATCAGTAGCATTAACTGATATTGAGAAAAAGATTGCAGATGCAAACAATATTATAAACAAAATGTTGGAAGTTTCGAAACACATTAGTGAACATAATTCAGAGGTGATAAAACATAATGCGTCAATTACAGCAATCAACAAATACGTGGCTAAACTTAATGCAGAAATTACGGAACTCTCAAACAAAAAAGACAACCTTGAGGATGAGAACGCAAAGCTTAAAGAGTTACGAGAACAACTTGCCGGCCTTGTTAAAAAGCAAAAAGAACTAGCAGACGAGAAACAGTATTATGAATTTGCTGGAACATTGTTGAAAGATACTGGTATCAAAACAAAGATTATCAAACAATATCTTCCAATTATGAATAAGTTAATTAACAAGTATCTGACAGCAATGGATTCGTTTATTAACTTTAATCTGAATGAAAATTTTGAAGAAACAATCAAATCTCGCCATAGAGATGATTTTAGTTATCATAATTTCTCTGAAGGTGAAAAGATGCGAATTGACTTAGCTATTCTGTTCACATGGAGACAGATTGCAAAGTTGAAGAATAGTGTCAACACCAATCTGCTGATATTAGATGAAGTGTTTGATTCTAGCCTAGATACTGTAGGTACTGATGAGTTTTTGAAGTTGATGTATGACGTTGGACAAGATACCAACGTATTTGTTATATCGCATAAAGGTGATCAGTTATTTGATAAATTTAGAAGCGTGATTCGTTTCGAGAAGAAAAACAATTTTTCGAGGATAGCAAAATGAGTGATATTATTAGAATTAGTACAGATGATCCATCTGGAACAAAAGTACAACAGGTTAAAGTATTAGAACTTGTACCAGAAAAATTTTCTATTCTAGATGAAGTAATGCCTGAATTTGATTTCAGTAATCCACCTACTGATCCAGTATTTCTCGCATCACAATTGGTAGAAACTTGCATTTATCATAAAGGTCTTGGTCTATCTGCAAATCAATGTGGATTAAGATATAGAGTATTTGTGATGGGTGCAGGTAATGATTATGTTGCACATTTCAATCCAAAAATTGTTAGTGTGTCTGAAGAAAAAGCACATATGGAAGAAGGATGCTTATCTTATCCATTGTTGTTCATTCACATTACTAGACCAGAAAGTATTACTGTAGAATATCAAGACTTCAATGGTGAAAAAAAGACAGCAACATATTCGGGTATAACTGCTAGATGTTTTCAACATGAACTTGACCACATGAATGGTGTTCGTTATACGAGTAAAGCAAAACCATTAGCACTACAAACAGCTAAGAAGAAAAAAGACAAACTAATTCACCGTTATAGGAAAGCAAATGAAAGATTGGCAGCACGGGTACGAACTGGATTACCTCAAATCGGTTGAATCTCTTTACGCAGCATACAACAAGTTTGCAGATTCACCTTTTGCTGAATACAAGAAAAATAACATAGCAGAAGATTTACACAAAGGACATTTGCACATACATGCAGATGGCTCTTACGTTCAAACTAAAGTAAGTAAATCTTCTCCTATTACTATGTACCAAAACATAACGATTGGAACCAAAACACCAGGTGATTGTGTTATTACCAAGCTTCGTGGTACTGACGATTACATTGAAGATGTTTGTAAACAAGCAGAAGGTAATACTTGGTTATATGTTTGGGCTGAAGATAAAACTACCAGAATGATTGCACAAAACTACTTTGATTATGTCGGTAGTAAAATTACAACATTTGGAGAAATCTATGGTATCTATTTTAAACAAGGACTAATACCAACAACATTTCCATTTGTTGACCCAGTAGAAAAGATTGCCATAAAACAGTTGCGTGTTCCTGTTAATTCTGATATTATAGAAAAAATTGCAGCTAGGTTGGAAAACCTAAATATTAAATTCCAAAATCATTATAGCAACTACAACAAGAAAAAATCTTGGTCTGCAATATCTCTGCGTGGCTATACACCAGATATTATGCGTATTGAAAAACCAGTTGAGATGAGTAAGAAATGGAAAGAGGAACACAAAGATGAAGAATTTTACTTACAAGATACATTCCTTCGCCAGGAGTTTCCAGAAGTTGAGAAACTCCTTAGTTTCTTGGGCGATGCGGAATTACATCGTATTAGATTTATGCGCCTTACTCCTGGCGGTGGTGAGCTTACCCGCCATACAGACCAAGTGGATCCAGATTCTGGTCTTAATATCAATAATTTGTCTAGGTTGCATTTCCCTATCAGAACTAATTCAAAAGTTAAATTCGGGGTCTGGGAACCAACAGGAAATAAAAAAGAAGTAAACATGAGAGTTGGTGAGTGTTGGGTACTTGATACGAGAAAACCACACACGGTCATCAACGAAGGCGATGAAGATAGAATACATCTAGTTGTTGATGTAGTGACAGACAAAAATCTTAAAGAGACAATATTATCATGAAATGGTTTTATGAAAAAAATCGTGATCTATTAGATTCATCAGTCAATAAATACTTTGAAGAAGTTCTTTGGATGTCCAAAGACGAATTTCGTCAATGGGTAATTGACCTTCGTAGGACTGTTGTAGATTTGTGGGATAATCATAATCTTCCGCCAAGAGTTGGCTATGATGAACAAGAAATCATAGAACAATTCAATCAGATGCATTCTTTCCCTGTACATAAGTTTGAAGTAATTGATGAATTGACAGGCGAAAAAGATGTAATTAGAAACACAAGTGTAGTAGGTAATGCCGTCAATCAATGGTTTCCTACCATGATGAAAACTCGTATTAACTATACGAAAAAAGATGATGGTAAATCAATTTACGATTTTTTTGCAAAGGATGAATTACTTGGAACTTTTATCACATACGCTACCCGTCATTTTAAACGTGATTCTTTTTACCATTATTCTTCTGTTGCTAAATCGAACCAGCTTGAGTGTTATGGATATCTTCCTGTATCCGATGACGCTGTTATATGGATTACTGAATTCGAGAAGGAGTTTAGGAAGCAAGAAAAATGGGACTATTGGCTCCAACCAAAAGACATAGACAAAGAGTATACTGGTTACAATGAAGAATTAAAAAATCAAAAATATCTCATTATACATAAAGATGATATAGAGAAATTAGATATACCAGAAAAATGTAAAACTAATGTTGATTATAGCAAATCAGAACATTATCAAATTCGTCCATATGAGTTTAAACAAAAATTATTTCCAGTTGGACTAAAAGCTTTTCGTGTTTCATTCTGTCAGTATGCTGTAAATTTTCCACCACTAACAGCAAAGTACCTATATGAAAAATTTACTCAGCACTTGGTTGGACAACCTACTATCCGCATTTATGATCCTTCTAGTGGTTGGTCTGGGAGGCTTCTCGGTGCTATGTCTGTTCGGGATGACCGTCATATTCTTTATATTGGGACTGATCCTAACACTGATCATAACACCACTTCTAATCGTACAAAATATCATGAAGTCGCTGATTTCTATCGTAAGAATGTTAACAAAGGCGGACTCTGGGCAGATGAACACTCCCATACAGAAACAGAAATCTATCAACTAGGATCAGAGGTTATAAGAGATGATCCAAACTTCCAAAAGCATAAAGGTAAACTGGATTTGGTCTTTACATCACCACCTTACTTTGCTAAGGAAGCATATTCAGAAGATCCAACACAATCATATAAAAAGTTTGGGCAATATCAAGAATGGCGAGAAGGTTTTTTACGACCCACACTTGAAACCGCTGTTGAATGGTTACAGTCTGACCGTTATCTTTTGTGGAATATTGCCGATGCTGTTTTTGGAGGTGATATGTTACCTCTTGAAGAAGATAGCAGAAAAATTCTAGAAGAACTTGGTATGGTATATAAAGGCAAACTTAAAATGTCTTTAGCTCAAATGCCAGGCGGCAATAGAGTTGATACCGAGACTGGTTTACCAAAAGCAAAGAACTTCTGCAAAGTAAATGGTATGTGGTTAAAATACGAACCGGTATTCGTTTTCTATAAACCTTAAGTTTACCACTAAAATTCTTGACACACACACTACATAATGATATGATGTGAAAACTTGCTGATCACGCAAGGCTTTTTTTAACTTTGTTATTTTTTATTAGGAGATCATGATATGGCACAAAAGCTATCAGCCAAACAACGTATGTTGAACGCTCTCAAGCAAACTGAAGGCTACAATACTTTCACAGTAGCACAAGCACAACGCCGCTTTGGTGTGCAAAATGTTTCTCAGCGTATTGAAGAACTACGCAAGGAAGGTTATTGCATCTATACCAACACAAAAACACTTGACGATGGCAGCAAAGTCAAGTACTACAAAATGGGTACACCTACTCGTAAACTCGTTCAAGCAGCACTCAAAGGTGGATTTAGCTTTGCTAACTAATCCCCTATAAAGAAAGAAGGAGACTACCAAAAGTAGGTCTCCTTTTTTTACACCCATGAGGATAAAATGGAAATTTCAATTAAAACAGAAGAACTAAGAAAGAAAAGCATATTCATTGCCACACCTATGTATGGTGGTATGAATCATGGAATGTATATGAAAGCATGTCTAGATTTGCAAGGCATGTGTATGCAATATGGTGTTGCTACTAAGTTTTCATTTCTATTTAATGAATCTTTGATTACAAGAGCAAGAAACTATCTTGTTGATGAATTTCTAAGTCGTTCAGATTGCACACATCTACTATTTCTAGACTCAGATATTAATTTTGACCCTAGAGATGTTATTGCATTATTAGCTTTGGATAAAGATGTTATTGGTGGTCCATATCCAAAAAAAGCTATCAAATGGAAAAACATTAGGACTGGAATGCAAAAACATCCAGAAATGGAACCACAGCAATTAGAAAAACTTGCTGGTGATTTTGTTTTTAATCCTGTCAAAGGAACAGCACAGTTTAGTGTTACAGAACCACTTGAAGTTATGGAAATTGGTACTGGCTTCATGATGGTGAAACGTGAAGTGTTTGCAAAATTTGCAGATGCGTATCCACATCTTAATTACAAACCAGATCATGTGGGTCAAGCACACTTTGACGGTTCACGAATGATTCATGCATACTTTGATACTGTAATTGATAAGGGGTATACATTTGAAGATGCTCATCAATTACTACAGAGAGCAGCAAAAGGAGAAGATGTAGAATCAGAAGCAAAAAAACTTCTAGATAAAGAAAAAGAGGCATCACATCGTTACTTGTCTGAAGATTACATGTTCTGTCAATGGTGGAGAAACATCGGCGGCAAAATCTATCTATGTCCATGGATGAAAACATCTCACATTGGAACTTATCACTTCCATGGTGATATGCCAGCAATTGCAAACTTTGTTGGAGAAATGTAATGGGAGAAGGTCGTAAGTTTGATGGAGGTAAACTGGAGTTTGGTTTACTTCCACCTTTAGCTTTAGAAGAAACCGTAAAGGTTCTTACTTTTGGTGCTCAGAAGTATGAACGAGATAATTGGAAAAAAGTACCTGATTCTAAACGCAGATACTTTGATGCAATGGAACGTCATATCTGGGCATGGAAAAAAGGTGAACAACTTGATCCTGAGTCTGGCATACATCACTTGGCACATGCTATGTGCTGCTTGATGTTTCTGTATGAACATGATATAATGTATTCTGTTGAACTTGATAATGAGGAAACAAAATGAAACTTTCAAATGAAACAATGACAATCTTGAAGAACTTTTCTGGCATCAATGCTGGAATTTTATTCAAAAAAGGAAAAACACTCTCCACAGTATCTTCATCTAAAACAGTTTTAGCACAAGCTACTCTGCAAGAAGATTTGCCACAAGAGTTTGCTGTTTATGATTTAAATAATTTCCTTTCAGTTCTTTCCTTAGGTAAAGAGAATCCAGAAATTGAATTTGATGATAAACACATTATAATCAAATCACTTGGTGGTAGAAGCACAATTAAGTACAGATTTTCAGACAAAAGTATGATTGTAACACCACCCGATAAGCCAGTCGTTATGCCATCTGAAGATATTTCTTTCACACTCAATGAATCTGACTATGATTGGATTACGAGAACTGCAAACGTACTTCAGTCACCAAACGTTGCTATTGAAGGAAAGAATGGTAAATTGAAAATTACTGCATTTGATGCAAAAAATGATGCTGCAAATGTGAACTCTGTTGACATTGGTGAAACAGAAAAGGAATTCATGTCTGTATTTAAAACCGAGAATCTGAAAATGATTCCTGGAAGTTATGATGTAACGATTTCTTCCAAAGGTATCGCACATTTTAAAAATAAAAAAGATTCCATACAATATTGGATAGCAACAGAGAAAGATTCATCAACTTGGACTAAAGGATAATTATGAATAGCAAAATGCTTTTAACTTTTACAGAAATCCTGTCAGGAGAACCGATAGCTATTAATCCAAATAAGGTTATTTCTGTTTTTACCATAAAACAAAGTGAAGATGTAGAAGAACAACAGTATGTAGGAGAAACTATTATAGTTTTGGAAGGTAGTAACGTTATTGTTGCAGAACCGTATGATGAAGTTGTAGGTAGACTGAATGGTGAATTGAATAATATGATATCATTTTATGATAGACAAAACAGAATTTTTACTGCTAACGTATAATTTGTTTTGTAATTTTATTATGGAGATTGTGAATGAACGACCAAATACTTTGGGTAGAGAAATATCGCCCTCGTAAAGTAGAAGATTGTATTCTTCATGAAAGTCTGAAGAAAACTTTTCAAGAGTATGTTGATAGAAAGGAGATCCCAAATCTCCTTCTATCTGGTTCAGCTGGTGTAGGTAAGACTACAATTGCAAGAGCTTTGTGTGACGAAGTAGGTTGTGATTATATCATCATCAATGGTTCTGACGAATCGGGTATCGATGTTCTCAGAAACAAAATTAAAAACTATGCTTCATCAGTCAGTCTTACTGGTGGAAGAAAAGTCATCATCATTGATGAAGCAGACTATCTAAATCCAAACTCAACTCAACCAGCCTTACGTGGTGCGATTGAAGAATTTGCATCTAATTGCTCCTTTATCTTTACCTGCAACTACAAGAATCGCATTATTGATCCGATTCATTCTCGTTGTGCCGTTATTGACTTCAAGACGAATGGTAGCAAAGCTAAACTAGCTACACAATTCATGAAGCGGGTTGAATGGATTCTAGGTGAAGAAAATATCACTTACGATAAAGAAGTTGTTGCCGCAGTTATCACAAAACACTTTCCGGATAATCGTCGTATTCTAAATGAGTTGCAACGATACTCTGCATCAGGAACTATTGATAAAGGTATTCTATCATCCGTATCTGATATTCAAACAAAAGAACTTATTGTTGCTCTCAAAGAGAAAGACTTTGCTGCTGCTCGTAAGTGGGTAACAAACAATCTAGACAATGATCCTGCTCGTATCTATCGTAAACTATACGATAACATGTATGATTATTTGCAGTCTAGTTCTATACCTCCCACCGTATTAGTTTTGGCTAAGTATCAATATCAAGCAGCCTTTGTCGCAGATCAAGAAATTAATCTGATGGCATGTCTAACTGAAATGATGGTTGAATGTGAATTCTCATGACTAGAACAAAAAAACTGAAAAATCCTTGGAATCAATTACTAAAAAATGTAATAGGAACTCAAAACTTTAATGCTTGGCATCAAGCAAGAGGAAGTAATCGTCCAGTTAAAAAAATAGAAATAACAGAACAAGATATAATGAATATTTTTGAGAAACAAAAAGGATTAAGTAAGTGGTTGAACATACCTATTGATCCAATGGATGTGTTTAAAAAACATTATCCTTTAGCACCTAGCATAGATAGAATAGATAATAATTTAGGATACACTCCAGAAAATATATGTATAGCAACTAGATTTGAAAATTATGGATTTAATAAGTGTTCAGACTCTACTAGACAAGAATGTATAATCAAATTGAGAAATTATACGATATCGAGTAATTTGACGGAGTTCTTCAATGGCTGACATATTTAAAGAAGTTGTTCCATCAATCCTTCAGACTAAGAAAGATGTTCTCTTAGAGGAAAACGATGAAAAAGACTATAACCCATTTATCGTAAACCGTGCTTTGTCCTATCATCTTGACTGTGTTCCTTATGTCAATCAGATGAATATTCATAATTTTTTAGATAAAAAGCTACAATATCACTATCTTCTAAATACTATCAGACCTATGAAACGGAAGTTTCAACCGTGGCAGAAGTCAGATGAAGATAAGAATCTTGCTTGTGTGAAAGAGTATTTTGGGTATTCTAACAGCAAAGCCAAAGAGGCTCTCCGGATCTTATCTGATGAACAAATCGCTTATATAAAAACAAAAACAGATAAAGGCGGAGTGAGGAAATAATGATTCGTATAGAAGATATGGTTGAAGTGACGCTAAATGAGAAAGATGATTTCTTGAAGATTCGTGAAACATTGACTCGTATTGGTGTTGCATCCAAAAAAGAAAAGCTGCTCTATCAGTCTTGCCACATACTACACAAACAAGGAAAGTACTATATTGTACATTTCAAAGAATTGTTTGCGTTAGATGGTAAGCCTACGGATATTACGGAGAATGATTTGGCACGTAGGAATACGATTGCTTTGCTACTAGAAGATTGGGGACTCCTAAAACTAGTAGATTCTAAGAAAGCAGAGGACCTACAAGTCAGTCTATCGCAAATCAAGATTATTGGTTTCCGTGAGAAAGATGATTGGCAACTTGTACCAAAATACAATATTGGCAAGAAAGCAAAAAAAGATTGACAGAGAATCCTTAGTGTGATATAAATATGACTGTAGATGCCTTCGGGGTCTACAGTTTATTAACTCGCTTAACTAAGGAGACTTACATGACTCTTACCTCACTTTTCCCTTCCCGTTCCGTTTATGAGCCATTCACTGTTGGTTTTGACAAGCTATTTGACCAACTGCAAGATACTGCAAACAATATCGCAAAGAATGCTCCAAACTGGCCACCATACAATATTAAAAAAGTAAAAGACAATAAGTACGTCATTGAAATGGCAGTTGCTGGCTTTGCTAAATCTGATATTGAAGTTACCGTAGAAGGTAACAAGTTGGTGATTAAAGGCGAATCAAACGACAATGAAGCGGAAAACTATATCTTCAAAGGAATTGCAAATCGTGCATTCCAGCGTACCTTTACTATTGCCGACAAGGTAGAGATTAAAGATGCTGAAATGGTTAACGGAATGCTAAGAGTTTGGTTAGAAAACCTATACCAAACACAAGAAACCGTTAAGAAAATTGCAATTAAAGAAGCCGATTCCAAGTAATTGGTAA